TGTAAATCCAACTATCAATATTTCTTCTCCAAATTATGAAAATCTTCCTGTAATTGGAGTTTCAAGACTGGGTGTTGGTGCAACAACTGATACTGGTGTTGGTTTACTCCTCAATGTTGAAGTTGGTGCAAGTTCTACAGTTGGTGTTGGATCTACATTATTTGAAGTCACTGGATTCAGTGTAACAAGGTCTGGATATGGATTTAAGAAAGGTGATGTAATCACTCCAGTTGGACTCGTTACTGATTTTGGATTACCATCTCCAGTATCACAATTCCAGTTAACAGTTTTAGATACATTTACAGATTCATTTGCTGCATGGCAGTTTGGGGAATTAGACTATATTGACTCTGTTAAGGACTATCAAGATGGTTCTAGAACAAGATTCCCACTATTCTACAATTCTCAACTTCTCAGTTTTGAGAAAAATTCATCAGATCCAGATTCACAATTAATTGATTTTGATGCTCTACTGATCATTTTCGTCAATGGAGTCATCCAAGAACCAAAAGTTGCCTACCAGTTCACTGGTGGAACATCATTTACATTTACTGAAGCTCCAAAACCAGAAGATGATGTTGCAATCTTCTTCTATAGAGGAAGTTCTTTAGATAGTTCTTTTAGAGATGTAAATGAGACTTTAAAGATTGGAGATGATGTTCAGGTCTATAGCAATAACGCTCTCTTACAATCTACAACTACTCAAAATTCAAGAGTAATTAGTAACATTCCTTCGTCTGATAAGATTCAAACAAATCTTTATATATTACAAGGAATTGATACTGTAAATGAAAAACCATTAAGTTGGACTAAGCAAAAAGTTGATAAGATAATTGACGGTGGAATAGTTTCCAAAGCAAGAGATTCTATAGAACCACAGATCTATCCCACTGCAAAAATTATTGGTAATATTACTTCTTCAGATAGTTCAATTTATGTTGATAATGCAGAATTCTTTAACTATGAAAATGTATCCCCAGGAAGCATTAATTTCAATGCGATTATAATATCTGGAGCACCAGATCCAGTATCTGCCGCTGTAACTGCAACAGTTTCTGTTGCTGGAACAATTTCATCACTAACAATTAATAATCCTGGTAGTGGATATATAGGATCTGCCGTAACCGTAAGTATTTCAGCACCACCATCAATTGGTGTTGGAATTGGGACAACGGCAACTGCAACCATAAGTATCGTAAATGGATCACTATCAACAGTATCAATTACAAATCCTGGTTTTGGATACACTGCAGGTATAGTACCACAAGTTTTAGTTCCATTACCAGATCCAACATACGAAAACATTTCTAATGTAACTACTGTACAAGGATTCTCTGGAAACGTTGTTGGAATTGCAACTACGGTTGGAATCGGAACTAATCTGGCTATTAAATTCACTCTAGATCCATCTCTATCACCATTTACAAATCTTTCGGTCAATCAACCAATTTATGTTTTTGATACATTTGTTGGAAATGGAGTTACTTCAATTGTTAATACAGATTCCGCTAAGGTGGGTGTAGGAACAACATTCTTAGATAACATTTACTATATTAATGCATTTAACGCATCGGTTGGTATTATTACTTGTAATGTACAATCTACAACATCCATAGTCGGAATCGCCACAACAGGTTCATCTGTTGGTAAATTCTCTTGGGGTAAATTATCTGGATTCTCTAGATCATCCTCCCCAATATCCATAGCAGTGTCTGCTTACAACGTTGACGCTGGACTATCAACGTTCCCAACGGTACAGAGAAGAGGATATGGATTGAGAGATATTGGACCGATTAAAAAGACTTTGTGACCTAATATAAATATAGAAAAAACTATATTCAAATGTCTGCACTTGTAACAGATCAGTTTAGAATTTTAAATGCGTCTAATTTTGTAGACTCTGTTCAGGATTCTTCAAATTCATATTATGTTTTTGTTGGATTATCAAACCCAACCGCTGTTGGATTCGGTAGAGATTCTAATTGGAATATTACTCCACCAAATCCAACCGATAACATTGATTATTTGAATCACTACGAATCCACGGTTCTTTTTGGTAAAAAAATTACAAGTGCAAATATTAGAAGAGTAGTTAAAAGAATTGACTGGGTTAAAGGAACAAAATATGAAATGTATAGACCAGATTATAGCGTGGTAAATCCATCGCCTATAACTGGTTCTATGAGACTATATGATGCAAATTATTATGTTGTAAACTCAGACTATAGAGTCTATATTTGTATTGATAATGGATCGTCTGGAATCAATACAACTGGAAATGCATCGCAAGATGAGCCAACTTTTACTGATTTAGAACCAGCACCTGCTGGAGAGAGTGGAGATGGATATATCTGGAAATACTTATACACCATTTCCCCAAGCGATATTATAAAATTTGATTCTATTGAATATATTACAGTTCCTAATAATTGGAGTACATCTGCGGATTCCCAAATTGTAGCAGTTAGGGAAAATGGAGACTCTACCTTAAATGATAACCAGATAAAGAAAGTTTATATTCAGTCCAGAGGTTCTGGATATACTCTACAGTCTGGACAATCTTGCAATATTATTGGGGATGGTTCTGACGCTACCGTTTCTATTGAAGTTAATTCCTCAGGTAGTATTACTGATGCTACAGTCACTTCTGGTGGAAAAAATTATACTTATGCTATGGTTGATCTAGGAACCACAACGACTCCTGGACAGTATGCAAAACTTATCCCAATTATTCCCCCATCAAAGGGTCACGGATTTGATATTTACAAAGAATTAGGCGCTGATAAAATTTTAATTTATGCTAGGTTTGATGATTCAACTAAGGATTTCCCAATTGATAGTAAGTTTGCTCAAGTTGGAATTTTAAAGAATCCAAAAGTTTTTGACTCCACTGGAATAAACACAACAAACTTTACATCTAGTGAATTCTCAGCGACTTATGCATTAAAACTTAGTGGAACTCCTTCAGGAACAATTTCTGTAGGGGACAAAATTCAACAAACATTACCTACTGGAATAGCAGTTGGATATGTAGCATCATATGATTCTGAAACAAAAGTTCTGAAATATTATAGAGACAGATCATTATATTTTAATCCAAACTCATACGATCAAACAGACTACATTGGTTTGACGACCACAGGAAAGGTTTTAGATTTTAATAATGTAAATCAGATTGTTAAAGTTGGTGGTGGATTCAATGCATCCGTTGATAGTTCTTTCTCAGGAATTACTACAACAATTTCAAATAAAATTATAAACCTTGGAGTTGAATTTACAAATGGACTTTCCAATCCTGAGATAAATAATAAGTCAGGGGATATAATTTATATTGATAATAGACCCACGGTAACAAGAAGTTCTAGACAAAAAGAAGACGTTAAAATTATCCTGGAATTTTAAAAAATGGCTCAGAAAACTAATCTTAATGTAAGTCCTTATTATGATGATTTTAATGAGCCTGGTATTGGCGCAAAAGATAAAAACTATTATAAAGTATTATTCAATCCTGGAAGACCTGTACAAGCAAGGGAACTAAACACTTTACAGTCAATACTCCAGGATCAAGTTGAATCCTTCGGTAGTCATATATTCAAAGAGGGGTCAATGGTGATCCCCGGAAATATTGTTTATGATGGTCAATTTTATGCAGTTAAGTTAAACCCAACGGCATTTGGTGTTAATATTTCTGATTATATTAATAATTTTGTTGGTAAAAAAATTACAGGGAGCATTTCTGGGGTAACCGCCACTATCCAATTAGTTCAACTCCCAAATTCGGACGTAGAGTATACAACAATATATGTAAAGTATCAAGACTCTAACAATGACTTTACTTTTAGTGAGTTCCAAGATGGAGAAGCACTGAGTGCTAGTGAAAACGTAGAGTACAATGGAAATGTTATAACTGCAGGAACTACTTTTGCAACGGCTATTACAAATGGTGCAACAGCAACAGGATCTGCTGCATCAATTGGGGAAGGAGTATATTTTGTAAGAGGAACCTTTGTAAGAGTTCCAAAGCAAACAATCGTATTAGACTATTATACCAATACTCCATCATACAGAGTTGGTTTGAGAGTTGATGAGCAAATTATTACAGCGAAAGATGATCCATCACTGTATGATAATGCAAAAGGATTTACAAACTATGCTGCACCTGGTGCTGATAGATTTAAAATTTCTCTAGTTTTAGAGAAAAAACTTTTAACTGATATCGCCACTGATACTAATTTCATAGAACTTTTAAGAGTTCAAGATGGAAGCATAAAGAAAGTTGAAAACAAGTCACAATATTCCGTTATAAGAGATTATCTGGCTCAGAGAACTTATGATGAGTCTGGAGATTATGTAGTAGATCCATTTGAGTTCTCTTTAAATAATTCTCTGAATAATAGACTTGGAAATGATGGTGTTTATTTTAGCAATGAAAAAACAGAGCAGGGAAATACACCATCAGATGACTTAATGTGCATTAAGTTTTCACCAGGAAAAGCTTATGTTAGAGGTTATGATATTGAAAAGACAGGTATAGAAATTGTAGATGTTCCCAAGCCAAGAACTACACAATCTGTATCTGATGTAAATATCCCATTTGAGATGGGTAATCTGGTTAGAATTAACAACATTTCTGGCGCACCAAAATTAAAAGCATCTGTTGAATTCTACAATCAGAGAAAAGCATCTGCAACCTCAACAACTGGTACAAAAATTGGAGATGCAAGAGTATATTCTTTCAATGTAACTGATGCAGCGTATACTGGAGGATCTACAAACTGGGATTTATACCTTTATGATATCCAGACATACACAGAATTAGTTTTAAATCAAGGAGTTTCTGCAGCACAACTTCCAGCAACTTCCCTTGTAAAAGGAAAAAGCACCGGTGCAAGTGGATATGTAACTTCTGCAGGTTCTGGATCGGATACTATTTCTATCCGTCAAACTTCTGGAACTTTTATTGTTGGTGAGCAAATTTTAATTAATGGTTTGGAACTATATCCAAGATCCATTAAGTCAATTAGAACATACTCATCTAGTGATATTAAGTCTGTTTTTCAACCAACCTCAGTTTCTGGATTCTCAACAGCTTTTGTTGCAGATACTCAATTAGATAAAGCAACTGCCTTTGGATTTTCACCAACTGATATAATAACAATTGAATCTAATGGTTCAGTTTCTGCATCTGGTAAAGCATTCTCAGGTATTTCTTCAGATACAATTATTAGATACCAGAGAGTAGGATTTAATACGGAAACCTACAACAGAGTTGCATCAGTATCTGCTGATGGAACAAGAATGACTCTTGTTGGAGTAAGTTCCGTAACTGGAATATGTCATGGTGGTCTTCCAACATCACAAACAACAACTACATTCTCAATTGGTGTACCAAAGATTAGGAATGAGGATAAAGGATATCTTTATGCTCAACTACCAAATTCAAATATCTCTACAACAGATTTAAGCGATTCCTTATTAACATTTACCGCACAGTCTAATTCTGTATTAACTCCATCTAGTAACACACTTACAGTCAATACAGGAAACTTTGATCTTGGAATAACTTCATCCTTAGCTAGATTCCAACCTTTTGATGAAGAGAGATATTCTATCCATTACTTTGATGGAACTACTGAGAATTTAACTTCTGATAAAGTAACTATCTCAAATAATCAAGTAATATTCTCAAACATTCAAAATAAAAATATTGCAGCAATTAATGCAACATTCGTTAAGAGTGATGTTCAAAGCAAACTAAAGCAATATAACCGCAGCAAGACTGTTAGTGTAGTATATTCAAAATATCCAGAGTCTGGAACTGGAATAAGCACGTCAATTAATGACGGATTATCCTATAATCAATTCTACGGACTGAGAGTTCAAGATGAAGAAATTTCTCTAAACTATCCAGACGTTGCTAACGTCATAGCAGTTTATGAATCTTTAAGTACCTCAAATCCATCTTTAGATACTCTAACTTTTAGTTCTATCTCTAATGTTGATACGAACGCAATTATTGGTGAGAATATTTTAGGTGAAACCAGCAAAGCGATTGCTAGAGTTGTATCAAAACCATCAGCAAATACTTTAGGTATAGTATATCTTAACACTAACAGATTTACTGCTGGAGAAAATATTAAATTTGAAGAATCTAACATTACTACACAGTTACAGTCAATAACCGCAGGTAGCTATCAAAATATCACAAGCAAGTTTAGACTTGAGAAGGGTCAGAAGGACCAATATTACGATTACTCAAGACTTGTAAGAAACGCAGGAGAATCTGCACCAACAAGAAGAATGTTGGTAGTATTTGATTACTATGAAGTACCTTCTGGTGATACTGGAGATGTCTTCACCGTTAATAGTTATTCTGCTGAAAGATACGGGTCGGATATTCCAAATATCGGTGCAAATAATCAAAGAGCATCAGACACATTAGATTTCAGACCAAGAGTAGCACCATTTACATCAACAACTTCTTCACCATTTGATTTTGCATCAAGAACTTTTGGAACAGAACCAAAACTAATTCTTTCACCAAATGAAGGTGCTCTGGTCGGATATAGTTATTATCTAGGAAGAATTGATAAACTATATCTTAACAAGTTAGGTAACTTTATAGTTTTACAAGGAACTCCATCAATAGATCCAAAAGCACCATCAAAACCAGATGATGTGATGGAGATTGCTACTATCACTCTTCCACCATATCTTTACAATCCAAAAGATGCTTCTGTTTCTCTTGCAGATAACAGAAGATACACGATGCGTGATATTGGATTAATTGAAGATAGAGTAGAAAATCTAGAAAGAGTTACTTCACTATCTCTTCTTGAACTTAATACACAAACTCTTCAAGTTCAAGACGCTCAAGGATTTAATAGATTTAAGACAGGATTTTTCGTTGATGACTTTAAAAATACTGATCTGATTAATGTTTTAGCTTCTTCTGTAGAGGTAGATACTGAAAATTCAGAATTAAGACCTCAGATTAGTAGAAATAGTATTAATTTGTTACCTGTATCTGCACAAGCATTTACAAATGAGACATTAGATTTAAGCACTAACTTTGCACTGTATGACCCTAATGTACAAAAAACAAATGATGTAATCACATTAAAATATGATTCAATTGGATGGATTGAACAACCACTAGCAACCAAAGTAGAAAATGTTAACCCATTCCACGTTGTTTCTTATAGTGGAACTGTTAAACTCAATCCAGCAAGTGATAGTTGGGTAAGAACCATCAGACTTAATGATGTAAATATCAACCAAACCAACTGGGTATGGTTAAGAGCAACTGGACGTTGGGCAATTGTTGGATCTGAAACCAGAACTAGTGTTGAAGATAGACTGTTAGCTAGCGGCACAGAACTCTTTATGAGATCTCGTAATACCGCATTTAATGCAGTTAACTTAAAACCACTCACAAGAATATATCAATTCTTGGATGGAAATAGTCAAGTTGATTTCGTTCCAAAATTAATTGAAATTGCTACCGATTCATCTCTACAGAATTATGGAGCATCAAAAGCATTCTCTGTAGGTGAAACAGTTACTGGATGGATTTCATCAGCGTCTGGTTTATTCACCCCACTTATACAGTTCAGAGTTGCTGCACCAAATCACAAGCAAGGTCCATTTAGTGCTCCATCATCAACATATAACATCAACCCATATGTTAAGAGTGAAAGTATTCCAGCATCATATAGTGCAACCTCCAAGGTTTTAAACGTTGATATTGATTCATTGTGTGAGGAAGCACAAGGTCTATACTCTGGATACGTTGTTACTGGTATGAAGTTAGTTGGTTCCACAAGTGGAGCTATTGCTTATGTAAAAGATGTAAGATTGATTTCTGATAATTATGGTGATCTTCAGGGTGCATTCTTCTTAAGAGATCCTAATACAAATCCAGCACCTCCAGTAAGAATTGCAACTGGTTCTAAAGTTTATAAACTAACTTCAAGTGCAACTAATCAAATTCCTCTACCAGGTAGTAATTTAATTTCATCTGCAGAAACAGTTTATAAGGCAGAAGGAAGGTGGGAAACCAGACAAAGAATAGTTACATCATCAACTAACATTTACTTTGTTGATCCTTTAGCACAATCATTCTCAGTGGGTGGTAGTCTGGAAGATACAAATGGAAATTCACCAAATGATGATTCCAATGGTGCATATTTGACTGCTGTTGATATCTATTTTGCTAGCAAGGATCCAAACAATGCACCATTAACGGTTGAAGTTAGAACTGTTGAACTAGGCACTCCAACTAGAACTGTTATTGGAAATCCAGTTACTTTAAAACCAGAGCAAATTCAAACTTCTAGAGATGCAACTGTAGCAACTAAAGTAACATTTGATTATCCAATCTATCTTGCTCCAGGATTAGAATATGCTATTGTGCTTCTAGCACCACAATCCGACAAATATGAAGTTTGGATTGCAGAAATGGGTGAAAGAACTGTAAATACTGCAACACTACCTGATGCCGAAAGTGTTCGTTATACAAGACAATTTGCTATAGGAAGTCTATTCAAGTCACAAAACGGTTCTATCTGGACAGCAAATCAGTATCAAGATCTCAAATTCAAACTGTATAAAGCAGACTTCACAGCATCATCTGGAAGCGTTCTTTTCCACAATCCAACTCTTAATCAGAGCAATGGATATGTTCCAACTCTTCCAAATAATCCAATCACAACATTACCTAGAAGATTTGCTGTTGGTATAACAACTACAACTGATAGTAATATGATTGGGATTCTCACAACTGGAAGAAAAGTTGGAGAAGTCATCAAACCATATAATTATGGTTACATTGTTGGAACTGGAAGTTCAGTTGCTACTGTTGGGATTACAACTGGTGGAACAAACTACACTACAACTTCAAATGTAGGAACTTATGCTATCTCTGGTAGTGGTTCTGGACTGAAACTTAATGTAACTGCAACCAATGGAGTGATAACTGCTGTAACACCAACCATTCGTGGTAATGGATATGCAGTAGGTGATGTTGTTGGAATTAAGACATCTGATATTTCACCAGCATCTGGAAATGACGCTAGAATAACCATTACAGGAATTACCGGCGTAGATACTTTATATCTTTCAAATGTTCAAGCAGCATCATTCACTACAGTAGGAGTTTCTACATTAGTTTATTATGATAATGGTACTGCAATATCTGTTGCAGGCACTTCTATCCTGTCCTCAACTGCTGTGGGTGGAATTTATGATGGAAACTTTATGAAGGTAAATCATTTTGATCACGGAATGTATGCCGCGAATAATAAGGTAACCTTATATGATGTAGAATCTAATGTTCCACCAACATCATTATCTGCATTACTTTCACCATCAGGAACTTCAGTTAGCGTAGCTTCAACTTCAAACTTTACAACTTTTGAGGGTGTAGCAGTTAGTGCTTCTAATCCTGGTTATATTAAGATTGAAAATGAAATCATAAAGTATGAGAGCATTGGAGTTGGTCAGTTAACAACAATTACAAGAGGAGTTGATTCTACTCTCATCTTAGATCATCCATCAGGTTCTACTGTTTATAAGTACGAATTAAGTGGCGTTTCTCTAAGAAGAATCAATAAGACTCACGATATTAGTGATACTGGTAATGATATTGATAGTTACTATATTGAATTTGATAGATCAAACTTTGATTCAAATTCAATAAATAGAAGTTCAGATGGAAGTCTTGCTTCATCTCCACAACTATCATTTAATGCAGAATATGCTGGTGGTGGAAATAATGTTCAATCTACTGAAAATATTCAATATGATAACATTATTCCAGAAATTCTTTCCCTAGTCCCTGGAGCAGCGACTGAAATTTCTGCACAAATTCGCTCAGTAAGTGGAACAAGTGTAGATGGTTCGGAAGTATCTTTCCAAGATCAAGGATATGAAGATGTTGAGATTGGAGTTGAAAATAAACTTTCTTCAACTAGAATTATTTGTTCAAACATTAATGAGCAAACTTATCTTGGAGGTCTGCTTAGAAATAAATCATTCACTGCAAAGATAAATCTATCAACGACAGATAACAATCTGTCTCCAATGATTTTCTGGAAGAATTGTTCAGCACAACTTCTTAGCAGCAGACTAAATAGCCCTGTTTCAAATTACATTTTAGATAACAGAGTTAACTCACTTATTGACGATCCACACGCTGCAGTATACGTCTCTAACACTGTGAGACTGTCTCAACCTGCAACCACTCTTAAAGTGATCATAGGTGCATACAGACACGCATCAGCAGACTTTAGAGTTCTTTACAGTCTCATTAGACCAGACTCTAGTGAAGTTGAGCAAGCATTTGAACTATTCCCTGGTTATAACAATCTCACCATTGATGCAAATCAAGATGGTTACCCTGATGTGATCAATCCTGCTAATAATAGTGGATTACCAGATACATTCGTACCTGCAAGTTTGGAAAATCAATTCTTAGAGTATGACTTTACTGCTAATAATCTTGGAGAGTTTACTGGATACACGATCAAAATCGTAATGTCTGGAACTAATCAAGCATACGCACCAAGATTCAAAGATTTAAGGAGTATTGCTATCAGATGATTCCAGTTAAAGGACACCCCAATTTATATCGGGATGAAACTACAGGTGCAATTGTAAATTGCGATGTTCACTCTTATAATCAATATGTAAATAGTTTACATCATAGAGATTCTCAAAAAAGAGAATTAGATCAAATGAAAAAAGATATTGATGAAATTAAATTTTTACTTAGGGAGTTAATTAATGAATCCAAATGAAATTGAACTTGAGTCTATTGATAAAATGTTTGAATTTGAAAAACATTCAAGGGTTATTGATGAACTAAGTCATGATGAACTCAAAGAGTTTTCAAAATTATATTGTAAATTATATTTAAAGCAGCAAGAGGTTATTAATTCTCTAGGTTCAATTGAAATATAAATAAGAAGTAGATCTCATAAAATAAATGGCAGCTGTATATGTTAATAACATTGTAATTAATGCTGGAGCAAACTTTGCACAAACTTTTAACTTAGAATCTAGTGATAGTAATTCAGCCCTTGATTTAACTGGATATACAGTTTCTGCTCAGATGAGAAAATATGCAGGAAGTTCTACTGGAACTACTTTTACTTCTAACATCATACCTCCAGAAACATTAGGAAAAATTACTATATCATTGTCTTCATCACAAACATCTAATTTAAAACCAGGAAGATATGTATATGATATAGTCATTGACTTGGGTGGTGAAAAAACAAGAGTAATCGAAGGAATGGTTCTTGTAAGAGAAGGGGTCACCCGATAATGTCCGACATTAAAGTAAGAGTTGGGCAACAGAATTCTGTTAAGGTAATTTCAGCAATTTCAGGTGGATCAGCATTTGCCGCAAATGCCACAAATGTAATAGGCGGTATAGCATCAGTAACTCAACTTAATGTAAGTGGAATATCTACTTTTGTAGGTGTAAGTACTTTCAAAAGTAATATTTACATTGATGGTGGATTATATATTCCATCTGCACAATCTTATGGTGTTGCATATTTTGATTCAAATGATCAACTAGTTTCAACTGGAACTACTGCAGTATCTATATCAGAAACTAACTATATAATTTCAACAAATAGTTCAGGCGTTCCAACTTGGTCAGACGCCATCGACGGAGGATTTTACTGATGTCTAAACCAGCAAGTAGACAAGAATTGATAGATTATTGTCTAAGAAGACTAGGTGCTCCAGTTTTAGAAATTAACTTGGCGGATGACCAAATTGATGATCTAGTTGATGATGCACTACAATTCTTTCAAGAGAGGCATTATGATGGTGTAGAAAGAATGTATTTGAAATATAAAATTACAGAATCTGATTTAAACAGAGCAAGTGCTAAAGGAACTAATGGAGTTGGAATTGTAACAACGACCGGAACCACTAATATCAGTGGTGTTGGATCTACGTCTTTTAATTTTTATGAGAACTCTAATTTCATTCAAGTTCCAGACTCAATTATTGGTGTAGAAAAAGTATTTAAGTTCGACACCAGTTCTATATCTGCTGGTATGTTTAGTATTAAATATCAGTTATTTTTAAATGATCTGTATTATTTTAATTCTGTAGAACTTTTGCAATATTCAATGGTAAAAACATATCTTGAAGATATTGATTTTTTACTCTCAACAGATAAGCAAATTAGATTTAATAAAAGACAGAATAGACTATACTTAGATATTGACTGGCAATCAAAAGCAAAAGATACATTTTTAGTAATAGATTGCTATAGGATTTTAGATCCAAATGATTTTACAAAAGTTTATAATGATAGTTTTGTTAAGAGATATTTGACTGCCTTAATGAAGAGGCAATGGGGTCAAAATCTAATTAAATTTAGAGGCGTTAAACTACCAGGCGGTATTGAATTGAATGGTAGAGAAATTTATGAGGATGCTGAAAGAGAATTAGAAAACATTAGACAAAGAATGTCTATGGATTATGAACTTCCACCTTACGATTTTATTGGATAATGGCTCTCAATCCCTTCTTCTTACAAGGATCACCTAATGAACAGAGACTCATTCAAGAGTTGATAAATGAACAACTTCGTATTTATGGAGTTGAGGTAATTTATATCCCAAGAAAATTTGTAAGAAAACAAACTATAATTAAAGAAATACAGTCATCAAAATTTGACGACAACTTTGCTATTGAAGCATACGTTAATAATTTTGATGGTTATACTGGACAAGGCGA